TGAGGTGGGTGGGTGGGGGGAGGATACATCGAAAGTGCTACAACGCAGGATTGCACTGCCCAAGCACCCTCCTGCCATGCCTCTCTATAGGTACGCCACCCCCCTGTACTGTTCCCATACGTTGGTATGCGTTCAGTACAGCATACGGTAGCAGGCTCTACAAGGCTTTGATGTGCCATGTGGCTACCCTGATATTGACTGGATGGTTTCATGGCCTTCTAGGTGGCTTAGATTGCGTTTAAATGGCATCCATCTTGGTCTGGGTTGCCATCATGTGCATGATCCCATCAACCAGCGCCTGTTCGGTAGGCTCGATGCCCTCGGCATGGTAGGCAGGCAGTAGCAGTTCGAGCTTGGACTCGATCTCAGCTTTTGAATACTGCTTTAATTGTTTGTTGTTTATAACATTTATATTAATAGATATAGTGTTAAATACGGTGTTCTCTACAACCTGGAGGTTGTCTACGTTAACAACCTGGAGGTTGTCTATGTAGCTCTCTCCATGTACAACCTGGGGGTTGTCTACGTGTGAGTTATCAACAGATTTATCCACAGTCTTTGTGGCTTTCTTTTTCATCTCTGCTTTCATCTTCTTGACTGTGATGGTTTCATTGTCTTGTGGCATTTGGTACTCCTTTTGTGCCTGCTTGGTTGTGGTGGTTAGTGACTGTCTGATCATGTCCTGGATACGTTTGAGGCCTTCTTGGTCTACTTCTTTTTGTAACCTTTTTTCTTCAGCCTCTATCTGACCTGGTGGCCTGGCGTCTTCCTTGTTGCTGACCATTGCTATGGCCTCTGCAGCTGTAATCTCTGCATCAAAGATGATCCTGATGGTGTCTGTTGACTTGCCATGGAAACCCTTCTTGACTACTTCTATGTAGCCCAGTGCCTTGAGCTGGGTGACTTGCTTGCTGACTGCCTGCTGGCTTATCTTGAGATCCTTGGCTATGCGTATTTGGCTAACCCAAGTGATCCCAGCTCGGTTACTGAATGCTGCAATGGCTGAGAGTGTTCTTAATGTGCCGTGGTTGAGCCTCTCATCAAAGATGGCTTTGAATGGCATTACCACGATCTTTCTCTGATCGGGTAGGGCGTCTTGTTGTTTGATCCTGGGTTTAGCAGGCAACTCGAATGGCAGCACGTTATCTGGCATTGCGCTCATTTCTGTGAATCTCTCTCATGTACTGGCGTACCTTCTGCTCTACGTTTGCGCCATAGACTTTGTCTAGGCTGGCCAGGTGCTTGTCTATCAATGCTTTGTCCTGGAGTACTTCCCAGGTTGTCAGCAGCTCCCTGGCACTGGCCATCAGCAGGCATTCCAGGCTGGGTGAGGGCGCATTGCTGGCCTTCCTGTAGATGTACTTGTGTTTCATGCATAACTAGCCTTCTTAGACTTCCTGGGCGCTCTTGTCCTGCTCTTGCTGGCCTTGGCTAAGTTCTCTATCCTGGTTAACTTCAGCTGCTCCATGTGCGTGGCGTCCAGGATCTGGGTGATCTGCTCGGTAGTCTTAAACGTGTGCAAGTTGGCACACTCATACCGTCTGATGGTGATGTTGCCTTCACGTTTACGTGTGTCTTTGACCGCTGTCCAGGTCTGGCAAATTGGGCATTGCATTAGCGTCCCTCGTTGATCTTTTTAGCTAGATCTAGCGTGATCTTGCGTGTCTCATCCAGCAGCTGTCTGTAGTCCTCAACCTTGTGCATCTCTGTGTACAGCGCCAGCTTTAATTCCTCGATGGTAGCCAGCCACTGCCTGACCTCATGGTTAACTGTCTCGCTGCCAACTACAACGCCATCCTCATCCCGATAAAGCGCTATGTAATCCTTGGTCTTATTCATCCTGGTAACTCCAAAATATCAGTAGTGCTATGCCAATAACGGCCACGACAAGACCGCCTAAGAATGCAAGCAGGGAAATAACAAGTATGTTGCTCATTGCTTGGCCTCCAGCTGGCGCACACGGTCTGCAAGCTGACGCACCAGGTCAGTCAGCAGCGCCACTTCCATTAGCAGCTGTGTCTCCTTGCTGGGGTTGCTGATGATTTCTTTTCGGACTGAGCTTTGCTCCATCAAGCTAAATGCCTCGTCTTCCTCTGGCGTGTGATCAATCATGTGTCTTGCTCCATCGCCCAATGCAATATGGCCAGGGCATCGGCCTCGTTGTCATCTGTTACTGGGTGGCCTAGTGCCTGCATGGCAGCCACCATGGCATCTTTGTTTGCATTGCCTTTGCCAGTAGCATGGAGCTTGATAGTCCCCACTGGCACACCGCTGTAAGGGATCTGGTGGTGTTCGCACCAGGCAGTTAGCGTGGCCATCAAGCCACCGTAAACGTGAGCTGCATCAACTCCCTGGTGACGCCTTACCTCTTCAAAGTAAACCGCCTGGATCTCTCCAACGCTGGCGCTTACCTCACCGAGCCATTGCTTGAACCTGAGAAAGCGCATCCCGCCACCTTCAAAGCGCTTTGGCTTGAGATCTACCCACCCATGCACAACCTTGCCCTGCGTGAGTGCTGCCCAGCCAGTGCGTGTGCCTAAATCAATCGTCAGTATGGTGGTAATCACAGTACACCAATCCTACGCATCTTCTCTACCCAGGCCTCGACTGCCTCGCACGGTGGATCGTATGCCTCGATATCGTCTGTCCACTCTAGCGCCTCGGTGACTACCTCTTCTGGGATTTCTTCACCGTCTATGTCATCACCATCTTTGGCCATGTCTAACAGCTTGGTTGCCTCTTTGGGTGTCATGCTTGCGCTCCTATTAAGTTATTCAAACGCACACTCAAGTCCGCATACTGCCTGGTCAACGTCTCTTGCAAGACCATATCAATCATCTGCGATCTGCTACGTGCTTGCGCCTTGCAGGCACGGTCTAGCATGATCAATGTCTCTGGCCGTATGCGTACAAAGATTGGCTGCTTGGGTGTTTTATTCATGGTCTTATGTAAGATGATTGCACAATGCAAGCGATGATATCAGTAGGACAATTAAATTAATTTGTCCGCTAGGGTAAACACCTAGAAAATAGTTGATTTATTTGGGTTTAGAATACATCCAAGCGATATCACAGTGATATCGTGAACCACCGAGAAACAGGAGTTCGAACATGACAGACAGCCTTAGATATGATGCCTTCCAAGTGATGGCCAAAAAGATTAAGAGCAATAGCAACCGCTACATTGTTCAAGACATCATCGGCAGCGCCTATGACAATGCAAATGCCACTGTGTACATCGAAAAGGGTGTGACAGAGTCCCAGTGGGATTCAATCTTCACAGGCAGCATTGGCGAATTACTCAGCACTGGCGAATACAACCACCAGGTTGTTGCATTTTTTACAACACGTGGCATTACATATTAAGGTGATGACCATGACTAAATACGTAGCCTACTACCGTGTATCTACCGCCAAGCAGGGTCACTCTGGCCTTGGCCTTGAGTCCCAGCGCCAGCTGGTTAGCCAATACCAAGCAGACATTATCGGTGAGTTCACCGAGATCGAGTCTGGCAAGATCGACAACCGTCCACAGCTGGAGCTTGCACTTGATCTGTGCAGACGCAAAGGCGCAGCGATCCTAATCGCCAAGATCGACCGCCTCTCACGTGATGCAGCATTCCTGTTGACCTTACGCAAGGCAGGCGTGGACATCATCGCAGCTGATATGCCCAATGCTGGCACTCTGGAGTTCGGTGTACGTGCAGTAGTTGCACAGCATGAGCGTGAAGAGATCAGCAAGCGCACTAAACAGGCCTTGCAAGCAGCCAAAGCACGTGGTGTAGTACTGGGTTGCCCAACACCAGAGATCGGCTCTGCAGTAGGCAATGCTGCCATCCAGGCACGTGCTAACAGCTATGCAGACCGCATCGCCCCAACCCTGCGTGACGTGATTGCTATCTCAGGCGCCAGCACCTTGCGTAACCTGGCTGCAGAGTTGTCTACTCGTGGCGTTCAAACCCCACGTGGCAACACCGAGTGGGCAGCCAGCCAGGTCAACGCCCTTATCAAACGTCTCAACATCAACCTCAAGGAGTTTAGTCATGCGTAATATTACACCGTACAACACTGGCAAGGTTGCCATAGGCTCACGGTATGAGCCTGCCAAACGCCACACTATGTCGCTCGATGAATTACGCATCCAGGATTCATTGATAAATCCCCCAGTTAAATTGCTTGTAATGCCTTACGACAAAGCTATCTATGTGCTTGGTGTCGTGGCTTTGGTAGTCATCTACTTAACCAATTAAGGGTACGCATGACAGTAGGTCAAACTATCCGAGACGCCCAGCTTAATCTATTTGAGCAGCGTGATGCAACCTTCCTGGCACGTGCGAGAGCGCTGGCCGTACAGATCTGCCAGGCACAAGGCAGCGTCAGCATCAATGACATTAGACAAAATCTTGCTTTGCCTGCAGAGATGCACCCATCAGTATTGGGTGCTGTCTTCAAAGGCAAGCAGTTTAAGGCCGTAGGTTTTACCGAGGCTACCCACCCGCAGGCTCACGCTCGCATCATCCGCATCTATCAACTCAAGGAGTCCTTTAATGGTCAACAAAGTAACGCCTGACACTATGCTGTCAGCATCCCGCCTATCTTCAGTCATGGGTATGTCTAAGTACAACACGCCCAATGACGAATTAGAAATGTCAATCAATGCCATCCAGGGCAAAGAGCGCCCAGACATCGGCAATGAATCCATGGACTGGGGCAACCAGCTGGAGCCTTTGATCTTGCGTGAGGCAGCCAAGCGCTTGCTCCTGACAGACCTGGTCATTGATCACGATAAACCGTTCTTTCACACTAGCTTGCCACTGTGCTGCAGTCTCGATGGCAGCGCCCAAGGCCGTGGCCAGGTCATCGTCAGCGATCCAGACAATGGCATCTTTGTTGTCGGCCAGGACTCGATCACCCTCGATGGAGTTGGCGTGTTAGAGGCCAAGCTCACCGCCATGGAGCCAGAAGATACGCCACCCCTGTGGCGTGGTCCCATCCAGCTGCAGGCTCAGATGGATATCATGCAGGCCAAGTGGGGTGTGCTGGCCACACTCTACAAAGGCACTCAGCTGCGCTTATTTATCTTTGCTCCGCACCAGGCCACGCTGGACAGCATCGCCAGGGTAACCACAGACTTCCAGTCCCGCCTGGATAACTTCAAAGAGACTGGCTCAATTGACTACTACCCACCGCAGGCAGGCGAGAAGTGGCCAGACGCACGTGGCGCCTATCCAGTGGTAGAGGACACCGTCTTGCTAGATGCCGAGGCCACCGAGCTGGCGCAACGCATCATGGATAACAAACTGCAGCTAAAAATTCTAGAGCAGTCAATTGCTGCAGATGAAGATGGCATCAAAGAGTTGATGGGCAAGTCAACCAAGGGTATCGCTGGTGGCTACACCATTAGCTGGCCAACTCGCAGCTACAAAGCGCAGCCAGAGAAGATCGTGCCAGCCAAAGAGGCTTACTCAATACGCCAGTCAACTTTAACAATCAAGGAATCTAAATGAGCAGTCTTACTAATCGCCAGGGCTTTGCGCCAGCTACGGTCACCGAGGCCATACAGTTCAGCGAGATGCTGGCCAACAGCAACATGGTTCCCAAACAGTACATGGGCAAACCACAAGACATCATGGTCTGCATTCAGTGGGGCATGGAGATGGGTCTAGCACCAATGCAAGCGCTGCAGAATATTGCTGTTATCAATGGCAAGCCATCGGTCTACGGTGACGCCATGATGGCACTGGTGCAGGCCAGCCCAGTGTGTGAGGGCGTAGAGGAAAGCATTGAAGATGAGGGTACGCCAAACCCAGTGGCCGTGTGTGTGGCCAGGCGCAAGGGCAGGGCGCCAGTCACCGTGCGTTTCTCTGTAGAAGATGCTAAACGTGCTGGCCTGTGGGGCAAGCAGGGTCCATGGCAGGCATACCCCAAGCGAATGCTGCAGATGAGGGCGAGGGGTTTCGCTTTGCGTGATGCATATCCAGATGTACTCAAAGGTTTGATCAGCGTGGAAGAGGCGCAAGACTATCCAGAGGAGACTAAGCGCCCACCTAAAGACATCACGCCTCGCAATCCGCTAGACGTATTGCAAGCGCCAGCACCAGCACAAGCTGTAGAGTTCACTGCGCCAGATGTAGAGACTGGTGAAGTAGAGATCGTTGATCACCCACCGTTTGAAGAGTTGGCCACCGAGCCACCAGCGCCAGCACCAGCTGGTGAGTTTGCTATTGTTTTGCCTGGCAAAGATTCACCGCATAGCACTCACGCCACACTAGAAGAGTGGCAAGATGCGTATGAGATCTTCTGCGAGAAGATAGCATCCAGTCAGAAGATCAAGCCACGTGAGCGCATGACTAAGTTACGTGAGTTGCGTGAGGCCAATGCTGACACCTTAAACAAGGTAGATACGGCCAAACGTGTGCGCCACATTGCTGGTCATCAACAGCGCATTGCTGCGCTGGGTGCTGCCACTTAGGCCAGTACTAACAAGGCCTGCTGGGTGTGCTTGATGCGATCCTCCAGGCCTATTGTCCCGCCATTAATAATCTTGGTTACCTTGGCATGATCAAGGGCATCCGCTGGAGCATTGAGCTTGTGGGTATCCCAGAACCAGCCAGCAGTAAGAGCAGCATACTTAGGAGTAGCAATAAGGTCAGGATCTTTAACAAAGTCCACACCCAAGGCCTTGCCAGCATGGAATACATTTGCATGGCCAGTGAGCTGAAAAATTCCTCGGCCACGGAAACGCCAACCGTCACCAGAATTTTCGTCACGGTTACCCATGCGTGAGCTATAGACACTATTTGCGATCTTCTTAGGATTTCCCGCATACTCATTGGCTTTCTCCAAAGTAGGAAAGCGCTTTGGCCAGATCCGCATCAGCGTTGCAGCTTTGTAATTTAGATTTTCCTCAAGCAGTTTGAAATTGCCAGACTCATGGCTTGCCTGGCCAATGAATGTAGCTTGCTGGTTATGGCTAAAAATTCCAAAGCGCTCAAAGGTTTCATTCAGTGGATCAACCCAGTCAGCACCGATGTGCAGCTTGGCTAGTTTCTCAGCGTTTAACATTTACGGCCTCCATCACTTTGTTGTAGTTGTCGATGCAGGCATTGAGCTGGGCGGTGTTCCTGTCTCCTTGGGCAACGATCTCTGCAATAGCGAGGAGAGTCTCTCTGTCAGATTCACTTCCCGCTTGGCTGCTACTTCCGCTGGCAGGGGTGGTACTTGCACTGGCTTGTACACAACCTGGGGTTTGGATCCGCAAGCTACTAGTGCGGATAAGACGATTAAGAGAAGACTGTTTTTCAGTGATGGCATTGTTGGCCTCCAGCAGTTTGGTTGAGTTGTCGGTAAGTTGTTTGGTTAGTTCCTGCTCTTTGGTTCGAGCCTCTTCATTCTTGATGGCGATCTCTGCCTGCATCTCTGCGTCACGCTCTGCCCAGCCCTTGTGGTGGCCGTAGAAGTACAGGCTTGCAGCCATGACAATGGCGCCAATGATTAGCCAGGGGTTTGGGATCATGTTTCAGACCTCGCAGCAGAGCGCTCTTGTGCGATCTCTTCCTTGGCAGGATCAACGTAGTCTGGTGGCGTAGTCGGTGGGGGTGGCGCTCTCCATTCCTCATCAAGCACTGGGTTAACCCATGCAGGCAGACCACCAGCTGGTGCTGACCAGGTAGATGTTGCAGGCGCTGCAACTGGAGCAGGCGGGGTAGGTGGTGTTGGGTTACTTGCTTGAGATACCTTGTCAGCAATAGTCTGCACACCCTTGCGAGACATCACGCCACCTATGCCACCCACAATGAGTAGCACGATGTCGTTCAACATCTTGGCAAACGCCTGGTCAATGGGCGCCATGCTCTTGATAGGCTGCACTACAAAGGCCAGGCTGTACAGCATGAACATCACAATGCCAGCAAGAATAAAGGTAACGATCAGGACCACAAAGGCCCAGACACGTATCTCAATTTCCTCTTGGGTTAGAAGACGGTTCGGATGGAATCGGTGGGGGTTGGACAACTTGTTTCTCCAGGATAGGTGCTACTAAATAGTCGGGACAGTCTTGGGTGAATTGGCAATCAGGACGTTGGCATCGCTTGGCCACAAAGTTCTTTGGGTCTTGGCAGAAGTAGCGATATCGGTCATCGCAGGCCGTGAGCAATAGCAGCAGTAACAGTATGTATTTCATTCATTAGTCCCATTTGGATTCTGTACTTTTTTTATCTCTGCCTTTAACTTTCTCAATTCTTTGATCTCTTTTTTAAGTTGGGCTTTCATGTAGAGAGTCTCAACATATGCAATTGACGTAGCGCCCACGACAACGCACAGCGTGACGCTCATCAAAATCCACCAGACAAGTTTTGTATTGCCCACATAAACCACCCAAAAAATAATGATATGAACATGACTGCAATTGCTCCAGTTGTCATCTCAATCTGCCTGATCTCATTCTGTTCTTTACGCCACCTAGCAAGCCTGGCTCTCCTGATCATCTCTGCTCTAGCCCACGCCTGCTCTCTTTCAATCTGCCCATACATCTTCAAGAATCTGCTGTACAAGTCTTTCAATTCTGCTGGCGCATAGACCATCGCCTCTCTGGTCTGCTCCATTAACTTCTCTAACTGCAACTCGATCAGCGCTCGCTCAATCGCTTTCTTGCTGTTGTTTTGGTCTGGGTTGTAGTTTGTTTTTGAGTCTTCTTCAAGCTCTTGGTAGTAGGTGTTGATTTGCTGCTGGGTGTCAAAGAGGATTCCGATGTTTTCTCCAACTGACTTGATGAGTTCAAGTTCGAGCTGCTCATAGGATTGCTGTTGTTTGGCTGCAGCTGCTGGCTTTGACTTGGGTGCTGATTTAGCAAGAGGCTTTGCAATATCAACTTTAGGCTTTGATATGAAGAGGCCAATGAACCAATCAAAGATTCCCTTGATGGCTTTGACATCTGCCATCGCTCCATCAATTGTTTTCTTAGCGCCTTCCAGCTGGATACGGCCTTGGTGTAGAAACTCACAGCCCTGCTTGATAGCACTGAACGCACCTTGTGCCAGCATGAGAAGAGAGAATGGATCCACATCTTATATGCCAAAGAACTTATGGATGAACGTGGCTGCAGTGCCAGGGCCTAGCAGTACGCAGGCAATGACCGCATACAACAAGTACTCAATCTTGGTCATGCGCTTTTCACCATCACGCAGTGTGCGATCAATGTTGTTGTAGCGCTCTGTGCATATAGCCTCATGCACAGCCAAGCGAGTATCAGTATCCTCAAGCATCTGCAGGCTCTGGTGTGTTGCCTTCAGCCACCCACGCTAAATATTCTGGATGTTGTTCTGTGCAAGTTAAGCGACACTTGCCGTCATCGTCAATACGAGCAAGTATTTGCACACCATCAGTAGTTTTATGTAATAACTTATAAATCATAATTCGGCACTCCATGCTAAGTATGCAGATGTTGAACCAGCCCTTAATCCCACTCCATGACCAGCAGTTAAGCCACTTGCTACTGTGCAATCAACTCTTGTTCCTTGGGTTGTTGTTTCTCCACCAAAAACAGGCACAGCAGATAAAGCCCCCGCAGATGCGGCAAACACTAATTGATAATTTGCCGCAGTTCCTGACTGTTCTAAAGCAGTAGGATTGGTTCTCATTGCAGTTGGATATGGAATGGAAACTGTTGCCTCTGTGGTTGAACGACACCACCCAACACCAAATAATCCATTGCCGCCTGAGTTTGCCTTAACACGATAGTAATATCTCTGGCACAAACTCTCTTCCGTACCATAAGGTCTGTAATCAAAACTTGTTGCGGTACTGCCTTTTTCTAGTTGTACGCCTGTGATGTAGAAGGTTGCGCCAGAGTTTGAGGCAAGGTCAACACTTCCTGCCGTCTTGACAGCGGGCGTTGTAGACCATGTGTTGCCCGTAACCGTAGTTGTGTTTCCAGAACTGTTAATTACAAAACGAAAATCAAGGTAATTAGAGTTTAAAGCCCCAGTAAATGCGCCAGCGCCCACTGGAGGGGCTGCAATGTTTACAGTCTTTTGCTCCCATGTGTTTGCTACGCTTACCGTGTACGTTGCTATATAGTAGTACGTTGTCGTAGCGCCAACATACCGCAAATAAATGTTGTAAGTGCCAATAACGCTTACCCTGACCCAGAAAGATGCAGTCACGGCTACGCCAGAAGATGTTCCCCAGTTAAGGTCAAAAACATTGTTTGCTTCAATGATTTGGCTCAAGCCACCCGAATCATTTGCCGTGGTGCTTGTTGTCACTGTCACAGACTGACTGTTGCTGAATCCTGCTGGAGCGGTGGTGGACTGCTGAACCGTCAAAACAGCACTGGTTATGCCATACGAACGCCACCTGTCTAGACCGTAAAGGGCTTGGTTGGAGTTGGTGTAACTAGCCCCCGCATTACGCTGGTCAAAAACCATTGCGCCATTGATGATGCGGTTCTTAAACCCTGTGTACTGCGAATCAGATGCCAGCATTCCTGGCTGTACTTGTGTGAGTGCCATGTTAGTTCACCTTTGCTTTGAGTTCCGCAATCTCTGCGGCTTGTGTGTCAACGATTGTCTTTAGTTCTTGGATGGACTTCATTAGCGCATACTGTAAATCTGTCTGGTAGATAGATAAGCGCATCTTTGGTTCTTCTTCAGTTCCCCAATTACTTTCCATTACAAACTCAGGTGCTACTGCTTGTACATCTTGAGCAACAACACCAAGCGTTAGTCCATCATCTTCTTCTGTATTTTGGTCAATGTAGTTAAAAGTTTGAACTGGAATAGAGCAGATTGTGTTTAGATATGACTTAGAAGGTGCAAAGTTTGTTTTTTCTCTGCGGTCAGATAAATTGACATTGTTACCAGAGTAATTGGCAATACCTCCGTTTGCCCTTACAGTCATTCTTTCTCCACCAGTATCAACACATTGGAGAAAATATTGACCAGTATTATTTGGTGCTGTTGCACTAAAATTTACATAAATTCCATAAGGTGTCGAGTTGCCATTATTGTAAAAGTTGGCTGTTGTTGCACCATTTCCTGCACCATAAAAAGACCAAGTAGAGCCACCATTATTATGCGCCCTTGGATTCCCATCCCCATCAGACAGCACAATGTAGTTTGATGCTGTGCGAATGTCTAAGCCACCTTGGTTGCCGTTGTATTGACCAATGATGGTATTTTTAGCGCCACTTGTTACGGCATAACCAGCAGAATTTCCTAAAAACGTATTGTTTGAAGCAGTATTTAAATATCCTGTCTGATTACCCAAAAAAACATTTCCCGCGCCCACAATATTTGTATACCCCGCCTGATAGCCTACTGCTGTGTTGTTAGATGCTGTGGTGTTTGAAAATAATGAATCTTTACCAAGAGCAACATTGTTTGCACCAGTTGTATTTGTATATAACGAGTTCAAACCAAAAGAACTGTTTTCAGTGCCAGTAGTAGTGAACTTTGCAGATTGAGCGCCAACGGCTGTGTTGTTGCTTCCAGTGGTTGTGTAAAGCGCCTCTTTACCGATTGCAGTAATGTTTACACCTGCGCTATTTGTCGCTAAAGCACTAGTACCCACCGCAGTGTTGTTAGACACAGCACCTGCACCACGACCTACTGTTAGACCTGAGATAGATGCGTCACCAGAAATCGTTGGCGTAGTTATCGTAGGGCTAGTAGCCAATACAACAGCGCCAGAGCCAGTAGTACTTGCCAGCTTTGCAGTAGTCACCGTGCCATCGCTTGGCGTACCAATGGCCAATGGCGCACTAGATACAACTTCAATATTGCTAGTGCCAGTTGGTGGCGCAGTGCTAAATGTCAGCGTAGTACCAGATACAGAGTATGTGTCTTTCTCTTGATAAACACCGCTGACATAGACCTGAGTATTGTTCTCACTGCCAGGGTCACCAGACAAGGTGAACGCTGTCGTAGAGTTGTTACCAGAGAACGCATCTACTGCTATGTTGGTTGCACCTAAACCAGAGCTTGCAGCAAACCACTGGTTTGTCTCAAAGTCAGCAACAAATATAGTTGATGAGTACTGCGATCCAATGGTTGCTGATGTAGCACCGTTGATGGTGTTAGTGCTAGAGCGTACAACATTCACCGCATTTGAATCCCCTGTCCACTTGACAATGGCCACCTTAAAGCCATCACCCACAGTGCTGATTGTCGGCAGGGTAATAGTGATAGCACCGCTGGTAGTAGTCACTCGGATTAGGTCACCAGCATCCCCTGCCACCACCGTGTAGTTAGCAGACTTGTCTTGCACTGCAGAGTACATACCAGCAGCAGCACTAGCAGCAGCTGCAGTAGCACTGTTGGCAGCAGCTGTAGCCTGGTTAGGCGCATCAATGATCGCTGCTATGTTGGTAGCTGCAGTATTGACAGACGCTATGTTGGTGGCCACCGTAGTGACCGCAGCGTTAACGCCAGCAACAGTATTGATATTTGTAGAGTTTGCGTTTACTGCGTTTATGTTTGTAGAGTTACCAGCAACAGCATTGATGTTGGTACTGTTACCAGCAACGCTAGTTATGTTAGCCGATATACCAGCCACCGTAGTTACGTTAGCACTGATACCAGCAACGGTAGTCACATTGGCGCTGATACCAGCCACAGTGTTTATGTTGCTAGAGTTACCCGCCACACTGGTTACGTTTGCGCTAATGCCTGCCACGGTAGTCACAGCACCAGACACGCCAGCCACAGTAGTTACATTGGTGTTGTTACCAGCAACCGTGTTAACACTAGCAATATTAGTTGCCACCGTATTGATGTTGGCAGACTGAGCAATCACTGTAGTCACAGCATCTAAAGCTGGACCAGCTACTGGATCACCAGAGGTAGAGTCAAACGCAAGCACCTTACCTTTGCGTGAGGCCTTAACTGGCAGCACCATGTTGACGTCTGTCGGATCTGTAACTGGCGCTTTCAATCCACGGTCTGCTTTCTCATCCACTTGCTGGGCAAAGATGACCAGGCTATCAAACTCATCATTGAGAGTATTGGCAAACAGATCACCGCCAGTCACAAAGTCTGTAGCTCTCTGAATAGCACGGTCACCCACAATGGTGATGGTGTCTGCGCCAGTGGCTGCAACAACCAAGGTAACCGAGCCAGTGCCATTGGCATTGATCGTCACCGTGTAGTTGGTAGTCAGCGTGAGGAGGGTAGTGTTCTTGTAGACCTGGATGTCAGTGTTGGCCAGTACCTCAAAGGTGAATGAGTACGGTCCGACACCAGCGCTGCCTGTGTAGACAACCCTTCTGGTTACGTCTGATATTGGGTATGCCATTATTTAGCTCCTTGTCCAAATTGCTTTAATCGTTGTGCTTTGTCAGCAATGCGTTTGTTGATAGCATCAGAATAAATACTGTCTTCCATGAGCTTTCTCTTAGCCCCTTCAAAGACATCACTAAAGACCTTCTTAACCACGTTTTGGTGAAAGATTAGATTGTCTGGGTTCTTGTCTTCTTTGACAACATCTATTGCAGCCATGACCTCAGACTCTAGATCCATCTCCTTATTAGCTATACGCAACATCTCGTTGTACTCTTCTGTAGTCAGCTTGGTAGGTGTAGATATGCCAGTTTCCCCATCCTTCTTGCTAACCGTTCTAGATGGCATTGAGACATTGGCATTGAGCTGGATCAGAGCCTGGTCAATTGGGCGCTGCTTGCCTTCCTTCATGCGGATAGGTGACCAAGAAAACTCATGCTCTACAGTTTCACCATAGATGTTAAGCATTGGTGGCAGATCTTCAGACAGGCCAGGTGTCTCAGAGCGCCACTTGTTGACGCCATCCATCAAGCCTTTGAGGCCAGCTGGTAGATTTGGATCTGCTTGGTAATCCCTACGCAATGGATCAATCTTTTCCTTGCCACTAGCAATAGCACCTGATATTGGTTCAATAGCTTTGGCCATGGTGTATGACCCCATCTTGGCTATGCCATTCAATATGTTGACCAGATGCTCTCTGCTGTTTGGCACATTGCCACCCATCAAAGATGCAATGTTGGATACACCAGTCAAGAATGGATGCTCCAACATATAGTTAGCAATGCCAAAGACTAAGCCACCAGCGTATGCATTGATGCGACTGTCATCTTGCTCATAACGTGCATAGTCCACATAGTCTGCACCCATGGCCAACAAAGCGCCTGGTGGCTCCATGCCTTGGTAGGACAGATAGACCTTGCCTGCATACTCACCAGATCCAAATCTAGTACCAGGGAATGGCGTGAAGATATCCCGCACATCTTCATCAATTCCAGAGATATCAAAAACAAAGCTGTATGGTTGCCAGCCTTGGCGCTCCATAGCCTGGCGTGTTCCCTTGTCACCTGGTCCAGATCCAGTGATCAAACCATTGGTGGCCATCTCACTAAACCCATATAAAGCAGCAGAGCCAAGGCCTAGCTTGACGTTGGCCATGTCTGCCTCTTTACCGCCAGCCTTCATGGCTGCCCAGTAAGACTTAGTAAATGGCGCCAATGGTGTACGTGCTACCACCTCGCCAATGACGTTAACTGGTGTACCAATGAATGGCACTTGAGTACGCAATGCAAAGCCAGTGGCCGTATTAGGGTTGATGCTAGATTGCAGTTTGCCTGCCATGCCCTCCAGCTTTTGGGTAAACGTACCGACTTCAGCTAGGTTAGATATATAGTCTGGTGGATCTAGCAAGAAGTTATCTATTGCAGCATCTCTTGCCTTCATGGCATCTGCCAGACTGGCGCCACCCTTTAGCGCATCGTCATAAGTCTGGATGCCTAGTCTGGCAGTCTCAGCAGACAACTCAAAGGTGTAATTGATACCCTTAAAGAATTCATCTGCAGACATCAGACTTCTGCCTGGCAGAGTAGTGACGTAGTTAATCGCCTTGAGGCCAGTAGATAGTAGTGAGCCATCGGCCTTGTAATTAAACAGCTCCATGCGGGACTGCTGTCTGGCCACCTTCACTGGATCTGTCCAGCCCTTTGGCACACCATTAGTAAACGCATGAGACATCAACTGCCAGCCATTGCTAATGGCCGTAGGGGTTGACGCCAGCATGGTTGGCACTTCCATCAACTCATATTTTGTATCGCCACCCAGGCCAATGCCTGCACGTAAATCACCCAGCATCGCAGCGCCAGCACGTTCTGTCATGCGCCATGGCAAGAATACCGTGTTACTTAGTGCATTCTTGAGATGCGTACCTGGGCGAGACAAGATGCCATTGACATAGACGGTAAACAGTTTCTCCCATGGGTTGCCCTGTGCCATACCTTTGATAAGGTTAGCCTTACCCTCTGGCGTCTTGACATCTAAGTAAGCCTGGGCGAACTTAACGATATCAGTCTCATTGCCAAAGTTTTCCATGATGGCAGAGATATCTACAGCGCCATCCCTTGGCATACGCATGACCGCCAAAGACTGCGCCACATTGGTTTGGTAGCCCTTAACACTTTGCTGCAGTACGCTGTGGAAATGCACCGTCTGAGCCATTTCGGCCAGCTGTGTTGGTGTTGCCGTTCCATCAGCTACTTTGGCTGCCAATGCATCTAGATTCTTAGCGCTGGCCACCATGGCATTAAGCGCTTTGTAAGTATTCTGTGGGCTAACTTGTAGCTTGCCAGAGAAGATATCGTCTATGAACTTAGGACCAATGCCTGCACCTTCAGCCAAAGTCTTAACATCTTCAAACGTGATATTCCTGGTCTTGATGCCGACAGCCTGATTGATAGTCTCAATCGTAGACTTGACGTCCTCGGTGGTGGCCATCAATGGCAGATTGAACGCCAGCTCTGGTGGCTTTTCCATGGCGGGATCTGAGGTCTGTCTCAGATCTTGGATGTCTTTGCGCTGGCTTACAAAGGCGTCAGGCGTCAATCCAGGCTGCTTGGATAC